TTGTTATATATGTTGATTCACTAATACGGTTAATATTAATATCTTGTTGGTTTTGACCGGTACCCGTACGAGTTACCATATCAAGTAAATCAATAGTATCCACAGGTAATGGATACATAATCTGACCTTGATTTAAATTAATTTGTCCAGGTTCTACAGTCCATAAGTTAATACCACGATTAGCCCATTCAATCGTAAGCAGATTTAAGCTACGTCTTGCTGTTCTTAAATCATAACCAGTGCGAAGTTCTTTACCGCATCTTTCAAATGCATCTTCGACTAAATTATTTAAGTCTAAATTAAAACTTGTTGTTCCGGTTGTTCTAGTTACCATAATTATATTTTTCTAAAAGGTTTTACTTTTTGTTTAATAGATTTAGGTTGAGCTACAAACTGTTTGCCTTTAGCTTTACCTGCTCTTTTAGCCTTTGTGGTTGCAGCATACTCTTGTGGGCTTAATGCTTTAATTGCTTTTTCTGGTAAGTATCTTTCGCCTGTCTCGCTAGACTTCTTACCAGACTTAGTTCTCCACTTTTGTTCACCCCATGATTTAAGTGAACGTTGAGGTTTAGCTAATGCACTCACTTATATCCACCACCTGCAGCTTTATATTTTTTAGCAACTAATTGTGCTTTTCTAGCTGACCATTGACCAGCACCTGTACCATGAGTTGCTGCTGCTTTTACTTGAGCTACAATTCTTTTTCTTAAACTTGGTTTAGTATAATTACCAGCTTTGTTTACTGTGCCACCTTCTTTGTATTGAGTAAAGTCTGTATTATCACGACGTTTTTTAACTTTACCTGCAGGCATTTTATCAGGCATAGCACCTGGTATCTTAGATTTATTTATTGCTCCCATACCTCTACTAGGTCTCATTTTGATCTCCTTAATGTTGCTAATCCACCCGTTCTAATATTAACAGGTCTAAATCCACCAGCTGGTGTTTCAGATGAAGCTGTTCTAGCAGTGGGGCTTGCTGTTTCAATAGGTTTAAAACTACCACCAGTAGATACTGATGTTGGTGCTAAATCTCTTGGTGCTGGGCCTCGTACATCTTCTGAAGGTCTATACCTAGTAGGTTCAGGTGTAGGTGTTATCATAGAAGGCACAGGCATAACTGTAGGTGCTCTATAAGGTTCAGGCTCAGGTCTTACATCTTCAGGAGCATATGGCATGAAGAAAGGATTGTTTTGAGCTTTAGCATAATCTGCAATTTTTTGTAGTGTGTCACCTGTTTTAAATCCAAAATCAGCATAATTAACAGGTACAACACCAGATGGTGTAGACCCAGAAGGATAGTATTCACCTAATGCATTTTGAATATCAGATTTTAAATAATCTGGTGCACTAAAATCTTCAGGTAATGATGTAGCTACTGTACTAGGTGCAAATGATTGTAATCCAAAATTCTTTTGAAAATTTTGTTCCGCTAGAGTATCTTGGTTCATTCTTATTTGACCTAATATATCTCCATAAACATTTGCACTAGGTGCACCTGCTCTTGAAGCTAAATTAGGATCACCATATAAATTAGCTAATTGTGGTAAAACATTATAGGTGCCTTTGTTACCTTGAATAAAATATTTAGATGTATCATAAGGCGTACTATCTACAGAATATGATTTACCACCATAGTCATAAGTAGGTGAATAAAAAGTACCTGTTGCACCAGGTATACTTGAACTATATGTAGGTCCTGAAGGGGCCGGAGCTCCACCATCTCCACCACCGCCACCACCACCGCCACCAAAAGGGCTATCAGAGTAGCCTCCAGTAATAGCAGTACCAGCAATAACTTTAGCAGCTCCCATAGGACCACCAGTAATATAACCTGCAACTGGGCCTGCTATAGGTCCTACAACAGGAATACTACTAGCTACCGTAGTAATCGGATCAAATACTTTAGCAACAGAACTTACTGCACCACCCATGAGGGCTCCTTAAATAATTCTACCTTTAGTTTTACCTTTTGTAGCACAACCATCTGCACGTTTAGAAGCCGATCCACCTTTAGACATACATTTTACTTTGCCACCTTTTTTATAGTTCTCATCAAACTTTTTAACTTCTTTATCTGTTTTGTTAATTATTTTATCTTTGTTAGCTTCCATTTTTTTAGCTTTTTTCATTTCATCATAACCTTGATCTAAACCACGTTTAGCACTTTCGTGAGGATTGCCAAGAGCTTTGTCTAAAGCTTTATTAATAGATCCCATAATCGGACCTTCTTTGCCTCGTTTAAGTCCCTGACCATAACCTTCTAAATAATCTTCTTTAGCCATTATATGATCCTTCCTTTTGTTTTACCTTTTGTAGCACAACCGTCTGCACGTTTAGAAGCTGAAGATACTGAACCACCTTTAGCCATTTTTTTAGTTTTAATCATTCCACCTTTTTTCTTATTGTAGCCAGGTGACATTAAGTTTTGAGCCATTTCCATAGCTGTAAACTCTCTTGCTGGTTTAGGCATAGCAGCTTCTTTAATTACTTTAGACATATCAGGACCAATAACATCAGCAGTCCTATCAACGCTGCCTATATTGCCAGAAGGAGTTTCAACAGATACTTTTTCTTTAGTAATTTTTTTAACAGGTTTTATATTATCTTTAAATTTAGGACCTATTTTATCATCGCTAAAATCTACACGTGAAGCTATGTTTCCTGTTGGTCGTGATTTACTACCCATGGCCAAAAGTTCATTTATAGTTTTACCACCAATTCTTAATTTACCATCATCTTTAGTGTCTTCGTCTACAAACGTAGGTTTATTATTTACATATTTTATTCTTCTAGCCATGATAACTCCTTAAATAATACGACCTTTTGTTTTACCTTTTTTCTCAATACCACCGCCACGTGCATATTTACCACCACACATGCCACCCTTTTTCATGCCGTGTTCTTTCATTTCTTCTGCTTTAGTTTCTTTCTTTTCATGTTTCATCATAGCAGCTTTAGACTTGTATTTTTCACCTGTACCTTTTTCAATGATGCCACCTTTAGCATAACCTTTAGCCATACCACCTTTTTTCATTTTGTGCATTGATGATTCATGACCTTTAACTTCTTTTTTAGCAATCATTTTAGCATCTGATTTAGTTGCACATCCACCCTTTGCATATTTTTTAGCCATGCCGCCTTTTTTCATGTAGCCCATTTTATTTCTAACCTCCGTTGGTAATTTTGATAAACCAGGATTCTCACTAGAATCAACTTCTTTAAGAGCCCCGCCTTCTTTAAATTTTTTGCCTTTATCTGCTTTCATATAATCTTCTCCTACTGATTTTGGTATGCCTAATCGCTTTGCAGCTTTTGGATTGTTTGCAACTAATGCCATTAAATTATGTTGTGCTTTGGATTTGCTAGGCATTTAATCATCCTTTCTATCGGTATGATCTAGTGCTATTGCTACTATCGAAGATTGTGAAGCTTGCTCTTTAATTGATTCAACTTGTGCAATAGGCTGTTCAATAACTTGTTCTTCCACTTGTTTAATAACTTCTTCAGCATTTTGTTTCCTTTTTTTAAATACACGATCAATAAAAGCTTTCATTTTATTTACCTCGTTTTAACCAGTTTTGTACTGTTTTAGTTTCATAAATACGAATCGAAGTCCATACTATAGAAAATATTGCAGCAACTGCAGGTAGCCAATTCATTATAGTCCCTAATACTGTAGCAATAGATGCTGTATCAATCCAATGCTTAGTGTGTTCGTTAATGTTTTCAATTTGTTTAATCATGAGCATTTCCACCTTTTCAATGCGGCAGCCTTACGTGTTGGTCTACCTTTTTCATCTTTCATAGGACCAGGCATACCTGACATTCTTGCACAGAATGACTTTTTGCGAGGGCCACCTTGGGGTTGTGGTGCTTTTAAATTAGATCCAGTAGCACGATTATATTTAGCACGACCTTTGGCAGTAAGACCTGCACCTTTAGATACAGGGAGCTTCTCACCGCGTCCAATCGATAGCGATACGCCTTTTTTAGCCATAAAATACTGTTACTGTTGCATCAGTAATAGCGCCATAAATAGATGTGTCAAACCTAATACCTTCACCAGGAATGAGTACATTAATAGCACCGTCAGTTGTTGCAGGAGCAGTAAATGAAAATCGAGTTGTACCACCAGAACCACCATCTTTTAAAATTACAGATCCGGTACCAGCAGTGTATGAAATAACTAAACCTTTAAGTCTAGTTGGTATTCCTATTGATCCTGTATCAGCTAGCGTTGCTGCTTTTACATCCGTTTGCATCATAATTATTCTCCTTGTTCTTTTGCGTCAAGTCTTTCCACTAATGCAGTATATGCATCGATGGCACCTTGAGAAGCTGTAACAAAACTTGATGCTTGATTACGTTCATTCTCAAGGCGCTTAATCTCAGACAAAAGAAACTCTTTTGTTATTTCCATTTATTAAGCTGCTGCTGAAACAAGAATCCAATAAGGAGTACCTGCTGAGTCAACAATCTTAATAGTTTTAGTTGCTGATGCAGCAACAGCATTGTTTACCATAGCTGCTGGTACATTAAATAGTTGTGAAAAACCTGTACCTGCTCCGCTATTGGTAAATCTAATCCACGCCGCATTTGATGGTAATACAGCAGCTGCACCAACATCAGAATCAGCTTGAATAGCTGCAACAGTGCCGCCAGATGTAACACCAGCTGCTAAACCTAAAGTAGCACGTAAAGCATTACCTGCACCTGAAATAGAACCGCCTGTGTTTACAGACATAGAAATGTGAGCACCATTAGTTGTTTGACCTGCACCTTGTGCTGCAGTTACTACTGAGAAAGCTCTTAATGTTTCACCTGCACCAGCACCAGTGAATGTTAATCTTGAATAGTTTAAACGTGTATCACCTGATGTTGCAGATGTAGAACCGTAAAAACTTGAGATGTTTTGAGCTGTTGTTACTGTGATTGGGTTAGCAGATGTACCGCCAATAAACCCATTGTCGGACGCAACTGGTCCGCTAAACGTAGTTCTTGCCATGATATTTTTCCTTCATACAAAGTTAAGCTTATCCGTCTTGTATGCGTCTGCCGGGACAGTCTGATAAGCCGGGTAACCCGGATTCCCAAATAATACCTGAATTGGTATGATTTGCAAGCATTATAGCATAAAAAAAGGGGCCGAAGCCCCTTAATTTAATAACAATCAGTTACGATAATCATTATTTATTCATTACGTACATAGTTACTTCAAAGCCAAATCTCATTTCTGTTGCTGCTGGTTTTGTCCACATAATATTTCTCCTTAAGTTATATAGAGTTTTCACTCTACAACTGCATTATTTCAAATTGAATGAAAACAAACATCAAGAAAACCATGAAAAAAGCCCCTGCGTTTTAAGCAAGGGCCTTAGTAGTACGTGACAAGAGCTGATTAAGCAGCGCCTTGTGAACCCCACATACCGAGAGGATCTGACCAACCAAATGAATAACGCTCACGAGCTTTGTAACGTACGTTACCTGTGTCGAAGTCGCCATCCATAGATGTTGATAATGGTGTACGCACAAAGTGCTTCATGCCATTAGGAACATCAGTTGTTAAGAAGTACGCATCGCTGTCTGTTAAGAAGTGGTTAATTGTATAACCTTCTGGGATTGAACCATTATTCTTAATAGCGTTGATGTCGTTGTCAGCTGTAGCTACACGTAATTCAGTTTCGAGCAAACGAGTTGCAACGAATTGATTACCTGGAGCAACAATCAACTTACGTGGTTGAGCAGCAATCAATAGACCACGTTCATCAGTCCATGCAGCGATTTGAATTACTGCATTTTCCAATGCTGTTTCATTCAAGTCAGTTGCAGTTGATTGAGTATTGCTGTTTGTACCACCGTCAACAAGTGGGTGATTAGTAGCAAATAGTGGAACACCATCACCGCCATAATAAGCAGCAGAGTTAGTGAAACCATTATTAAGTACTGCAGCAGCCTTAACTTGTTTTGTGTATGCCATAGCGCGAGCTAAAGCTTTTGTGTAACGTGCTGATAATGTGTCATACAAGTTATCTTCTACAGCTTCTTCAGTTAAGCTGAAGCCAAGAGCGATAGTTTGATGATTGTATCGAGCTGTCCAAGCTTCTTGAGCATTGTCATAAGCGATTGCTGAGCCTTCGTTTTTGACTGGTGCTGCTGAGAAACCTGAAAGTTTTGTTTCTTCTTCAAAACTACGTTCTGAAGTTTCTGTTTCATAAATTTCTTTATGTTCTTCACCATAACGTTTGTATTCGAGACCGAATAGTGCGTTAAGGCCTGGTAATAGCTCCTTAAGGAGCTGTGCGCGTGAAATTGCCATGTCTTATTCTCCTTAAGTTGTTGTGCCAGTTGTTGAAACTTGTTGATGTGATGTGCCGTTGATTTTTACTAAAACTTCTGAGTATAAACCTGCAGTAGTTTTAGATTCTTCGACAAGACCAACAATACGGAATGGATGTGCAGCTGTACTGTTAGCAGTGCCGCCATCAATAGATGAATTAATATCACCTGTTGTAGCAGAACCTGTACCTGTTACACCTTGTACGTTTGTATTTAAGCATGTACCAGCGATTGGGGTAATAGTTTGATTATTACCTGTTACTGCTACTTTAAATACAGCAGCTGGATCATTAACAACATAAGCATATACTTCAGACACACCAGATGCTGGAGCATATTGAGCTTGTACTGTTTGACCAGATGAATTTTTGTATTGCACACCTACA